ACCGTTTTTAGATTATTCTAATGAATTTGAAAGCGGTGTTACATTAAATATGTCTGATGTTCTATGCATCACCACGCCCATTAGAGAATTGGAGAACCAATACAATAGTGTTTTTGGTTCAGGTATTCAAATTGCAAGTTCTTTTCCTAAACTTTAATTTTATCGGGCGATTCATATTTTCTACGCATTACCTGGTTTTCTTCGGCAATTCTAAATGAAATATTACACAAATGTTGCCGTCCAAGGCAATAACATTCTTTTTCGTGGTGTGAATAATGGTCGTAGGACCAAACACAAGGTTCAATATTCACCCACCCTGTTTTTACCAACTCAAAAAGCATCTGCGTGGAAAACTTTATTTGGTGAGAATCTTGAACCAATCAAGTTTAGTGATATCCGTGATGCAAGAGATTTCATTCGCAAATATGAGGGCGTTGAAAATTTTAAAATCTATGGCAATGATAGATTTGAATATGCGTTTATTGCAGATGAATTTGTTGGGCAAATTGACTGGGATATGCAGCATATCAATGTGGCAGTTATTGATATTGAGGTGGGTTCTGAAAATGGATTTCCTGATCCATACAAAACTACTGAACCTATTACCGCTATTGCATGGAAAACATTAAATGGTGGCATGGTCGTTTATGGTTGTGGTGATTATGAAATTAGGGGTGAAGAAACTTATATTAAATGTGATAATGAACACAACCTTTGCAAAAAATTTATTGATGATTGGCACAACAATTGTCCTGACGTAGTGACAGGCTGGAATATTGATTTCTTTGATATACCCTATCTTATCAATCGCATTCGTATCATTCTAGGTGGAGATGAAGCAAAAAAATTATCGCCATGGAATTATTTGTGGGAAAGGAAAATAGTCATCAATGGCCGTGAAATGATTCTGTATAACATCAGTGGTATATCGGCCCTTGATTACATTGAATTATATAAGTGGTATGCTCCAGGCGGCAAATCACAAGAATCTTATAAATTGAATAGTGTTGCAAACATTGAACTTGGTGAAAGCAAACTCTCGTATGATGAATATGATAGTTTACATCAACTGTATAAGCTCAACTATCAAAAATTTATTGAATATAATATTAAAGATGTGGAACTTATTTTGAAGTTAGAAGATAAGTTGAAGCTGCTTGAATTGACTTTTACTCTTGCATATGACACAAAAACAAATTATGAAGATGTATTTGCTCAAACAAGAATGTGGGATTCTCTAATTTATTCATATTTGCTCGAGAAAACGATTGTAGTTCCACCGCGTAAAGTGCAGGATAAATATAGTGCTTTTGAAGGTGCCTATGTCAAAGAGCCTCAGGTTGGTAAGCATGATTGGGTTGTAAGTCTTGATTTAAATTCTTTGTATCCAAGTTTAATTCAACAATACAATATTTCACCAGAAACATTGGTTGAACCCAAGGATTATAATGCAGAAATGCATAATATTTTGAAACACGGTGTTAATGTAGAAAAGTTGTTAACTAAAAAAATTGATACGACGGTATTGAATGGTGTATCGTTGACACCGAATGGTCAATTCTTTAGAACGACTGAACAAGGCTTCTTGCCAAAAATGATGGAAGAAATGTATGAGAATAGGAAGAAGTTTAAGAAGATGATGTTGAAAGCAAAACAGGATTATGAAAACGAAACTGACCCACACAAAAAACAGGAAATTGATAAACTCGTAGCACGATATAACAATCTGCAACTTGCAAAAAAGGTATCTCTAAACTCCGCTTACGGCGCTCTTGGTTCAAAATATTTTCGTTTTTTTGATTTGCGCCATGCATTGGCAGTGACTCTAGCAGGTCAATTGTCTATTCGTTGGATTGAAAACAAACTCAACGATTACATGAACAAATTATTAAAGACGAAAAATAAAGATTATGTTATTGCCTCAGATACAGACAGCATCTATCTTCGTCTTGGTGACCTTGTTGATAAAGTATATTCGCAAACAAAAGACACCAATAAGATTATAGAATTCATGGATAAGGTTTGTGAAGAAAAATTACAACCTTATATTGATGCAAGCTATCAGGAGCTTGCTTCGTATGTCAATGCTTTCTCACAGAAAATGCAAATGAAGCGCGAAGGGCTTTCCAATAAAGGCATTTGGACTGCAAAGAAACGGTATATTCTCAATGTTTATAATAATGAGGGTGTGCAGTATAAAGAACCGCAAATGAAGGTCATGGGCCTTGAAATGATTAAATCATCAACTCCATCAATAATTCGTGAAAAGATGAAAGAGACAATTCATTTGATTGTAAGTTCAGATGAAAATGCAGTTCAAAACTTTATTGCCCAATTTCAAAAGGAATTTAGGAATCTACCACCAGAAGAAGTTGCATTTCCTAGAGGCATCAATGGTATCAAAGATTATTCTGATTCAGCAAAGCTGTATAAAAAAGGCACACCAATTCATGTTCGTGGTGCCATTCTATATAATTTCATGATAAAAGAAAAGGATTTGTTAAAGAAATATCCTTTGATACAAGAGGGCGATAAACTTAAATTTACATATTTGAAAACACCAAATCCTTTGAAAGAGGATGTAATTTCTTTTCCTGTGCGTTTGCCAAAAGAATTTGGTCTCCATGAATATGTAGATTATGACCTACAGTTTGAGAAAGCATACATTGAACCAATTCGCATTATATTAAATTGCATTGGTTGGAAAACACAAAAACAATCCACGTTGGAAGATTTTTTCGCATGATACATGTTCTTTTACCATTTCTAACTGCAATTGCTTTATCTATTATCGCAGCTTTTTATTCGGTAATTGGACTTGCTCAAATTTTCTCTGGCTCATTTTGGCCAATCATAATAATGGGTTCAATATTAGAAGTTGCAAAATTGGTAACTGCTTCGTGGCTGTATAACAATTGGGATTATACCAATACAATAATGCGTTCTTATTTTATTATTGCAATTGTGTTGCTAATGGTAATTACTTCAATGGGTATTTTTGGATATCTTTCAAAGGCACACTTACAATCAAATGTAATTCTTGGTGCAAATACAGTTCAAATCAAAACATTAGATGTACGGGAGAAAATTGCAAAAGAAAGATTACAATATTTGTTGCAGAGAGCTGGTGACCCGGCAACTGCTTCAAGAAGAATTGATAATCAAATACAGGAAACACAAGCAGAATTAAAACGAATTGCAAATGAAAAATTACCTTTGATGGTGGAAGAAAATAAATTATCGGCAGAAATAGGACCAATCAAATACATCGCCGAACTATTCTACTCTAAAGATGATCCATCATTTATAGATAAAGCAGTAAGAGCGGTCATTATTATAATCATTGTGGTATTTGACCCACTTGCCATTCTTCTTCTTATTGCATCTCAACAGTCATTACGAAACATACAATTACCAGAAAAGGAAACACGAATGGAAAAGGCAAAGAATAAGAAAACACTTGACACACCTGCAAGTTCTAGTTTAGAATCATTCTTTATAGATGATAAACATACAATTGTACCCAACAACAAAATTGTAGATATGAGTTTGTGGAACACAACCGGGAGAAATAAATGAGTTTGCTTGATAAGTTGAAAAAGAACACAACGATTAAAGATAGTGCAATTTTATCTAAATCAAAATTTTTTACAGAAAAAGATATTGTTTCTACACCTGTGCCAATGGTGAATGTGGCATTAAGTGGAAAACTTGATGGTGGTCTTACTCCTGGTTTGACAATGTGGGCTGGTCCTTCCAAAAATTTTAAAACGGCATTTAGTTTATTGTTGGCAAAATCATACATGGACAAATATGCAGATGCAATTCTTTTGTTCTATGATAGTGAATTTGGAACTCCTACCAAATACTTTGAAACATTCAATATTGACATGGATAGAGTATTGCACACACCTTTAACTGATATTGAGCAATTGAAGTTTGATGTGATGCAACAACTTCAGGAGGTAAATAGGGACGATAAACTTATCATCGTATTGGATAGTATAGGCAATCTTGCATCCAAGAAAGAAGTGGAAGATGCACTTGAAGGCAAGTCTGTTGCAGACATGAGCCGTGCGAAACAAGTTAAAAGTTTATTTCGCATGATAATTCCACATTTGACACTTAAAGATATTCCAATGGTGGTTGTAAATCATACCTACAAAGAGATTGGTATGTTTCCAAGAGACATCGTTGGTGGTGGCACAGGCTCTTATTATTCTGCTGATAACATCTACATTCTTGGTCGTCAACAAGACAAGGATGGCACTGAAATTAAAGGTTATAATTTTATCATCAATGTTGAAAAATCTCGCTATGTAAAAGAAAAATCTAAGATTCCCATTTCAGTTTCATTTGAAGGTGGTATTAACAAATATTCTGGCTTAATAGATATTGCGATTGAAGGTGGGTTTGTATCAAAACCATCGCCAGGTTGGTATGCAAAAATTGATCGTAAGACTGGTGAAATTGGTGACAAAATTCGATATGAAGCCACGCAAACATCCGACTTTATGGATTCTTTATTAGAGGATAATGATTTCAAGGAATTTGTTCGTCAAAAATATGAAATTGCCTATGGCTCAATAATGCAAGAGGAGCAAAATGAAGTTGTGACCGAATAGGACAAAAATATAAATGTTGAATCGTCTAGAATTATCAATACTAAAAAATCTGATTTATAATGAGGAATACACCAGAAAGGTATTGCCATTTATAAAGCCTGATTATTTCTCTGATGCAAATGAGAAAAATGTTTTCAAAGAAATATACGATTTTGTAAACAAATACAAGAATCTTCCCACATATGAAGCGCTTGTAATCAATTTCAATGAAAAAACAAATCTTACTGACCAACAGGTAAAAGAGTCAATTGAACTGCTAAAAGACTTTCATCAAAGCAAAAATGAAAAGGTTGAGTTGCAATGGTTAACAGAACAGACTGAAAAATTTTGCCAAGATAAAGCCATCTACAATGCCATCATGGAATCTGTGTCAATTCTTGATGACAAAAAAGGTCACAAATCCAAGGGTGAAATTCCAGGATTACTTTCAAATGCTCTCGGCGTATCATTTGATAGCACTGTTGGGCATGATTACATGCAAGATTATGAGGAGCGATATGATTTCTATCACAGAGTAGAAACCCGTATTCGTTTTGACCTTGATATCTTCAACAAGATTACAAAAGGTGGTCTACCGATTAAAACTTTGAATATCGCACTTGCAGGTACTGGTGTTGGTAAATCATTGTTCATGTGTCATGTTGCTGCAAGTTGTATCAGCCAAGGGCATAATGTATTGTATATTACGCTTGAGATGGCCGAAGAAAAAATTGCGGAAAGAATTGACGCTAATTTATTGAATATTGATTTGAATGAACTGCAAACAATCAGTCGTAGTGATTATGAAAGAAAATTTGATGTATTGAAATCAAAGACGCAAGGTAAACTTATCATCAAAGAATATCCAACTGCAAGCGCTTCGGCTCTGCATTTTCGAGCTTTGTTGAGTGAATTGAGATTGAAGAAGAATTTCAAACCAACCATTATCTTTATAGACTATCTAAACATTTGTTCATCAGCACGAATCAAACCTGGTGGTAATGTAAACAGTTATACCTATATTAAATCCATTGCCGAAGAACTTCGTGGTCTTGCCGTTGAGTTTGCATTGCCAGTTGTGAGTGCAACACAAACAACTCGATCTGGCTTTAGTAATTCAGATCCAGGTCTTGAAGATACTTCAGAATCTTTTGGTCTACCAGCAACCGCTGATTTTATGTTTGCACTTGTAACAAATGATGAACTTGAGGGACTAAATCAGATTCTTGTAAAGCAATTAAAGAACAGATATTCTGATTCAAACTATTATAAGAGATTTGTTGTTGGTGTTGACCGACCAAAGATGCGCTTATATGATGTGGAACAGTCTGCACAAGATGAAATTATTGATGCGGGGCAAGATGACGCGCAACCACAACCACAACCGCTTACCACGTTGAGCGCCCGCGAAAGAAATTTAATTTCAAAGTTTGATGGCATTAAAGTATGAGTTTAACAAAAGATCAAGCAATACATTGTGCAAATGTATTCTCAAATTATTTTGACCGATTTGCACGAATAGATGAGTATATTCGTGATCAAAAATTAAATAGTTTATCAGAAAGACCACTTGGTTTGCCTGGCATGGGACCAGAAGATGATTTGTTTTTGGATTTTACAATTAATCCAAATGATATGGAGTTTGAACTTGTTGAACTACCACAAGAAAATTGGGATATCTATCTCAACATGATTTCATCTCACGCAAATATGATCAGTATTCCAGGGCGTTCTTTCAGATTGGCGATACTCGAAAAGAAAACAAAGAAGTGGGTTGGTTTCATTCGTTTAGGTTCTCCTGTTGTTAATATGAAGCCTCGAAATGAAATGCTTGGTGGCGTATTCACACAAACATTAGAATCTGCAAAAGCATTTAATCACACAACAATGATGGGTTTTGTAATTGTGCCAGCGCAGCCATTTGGATTCAATTATCTTGGTGGCAAATTATTGGCTGCCATTTGTTGCTCACATGAAATGCGTGAAATGGTAAACAAAAAATACGATATGAATACTTGTTTTTTTGAAACCACCAGTTTATATGGTTCATCTAAATCATCATCTCAATATGATGGTATGAAACCGTACTTACGATTTAGAGGCTTGACTGATAGTGATTTTCTACCATTGATGCATGGTAAACCTTATGAAGATTTGAAAGAATATGTTGAAAATATTCTTGGTGAAGAAATAGTTCCCGCAGTAACTTCCAGCGGCATACCAACTGCAAGTAGAAAATTGAAAATAAGTAATAAGATTATTTCTATGACTAAGGTAGCACTAAAAGACTATGATGTTGAATATACGAGGTTTGTAAATACAATTAATAAAGCTAAAACTTTAACAGAAAAAAAACGATATTATTATTCTAATTATGGGTTTTCTAATTTTGCCGAAGTCGTGCTAGGAAAAACAGACAAACTTATAAAAGACAAAGAGAATTACGATAAACACTATTTAACACATTTAATTGACTGGTGGAAGAAAAAAGCTTCAAATAGGTTTGAAAACTTAAAAAAAGAACACCGCATAAGAAATGAGATTGAGGTATGGACAACCAATAAAAATTTAGACATTATACGATGATTGATTATCTTCTCATTCTGGCGTCTGACGAAACAAACATGAAAGCTAAAAGCATGGTGCTGACAGTGCGCCTCCGGCAAACCCTAAATTGGATTGACTAAATAACAGATGGCAAATTTATCGTTACCTAATATTAGAGAAAGACCGGGTAGAGCTGCGACTCTGGTTGATAAACTTGAAAAAGAAACACCCTTTGAGATGGTTGGTGGTGGAACAAAAATTTTAGATACACTTATACATTTATCGGGACCCGATAAAATGGATTTAATTGTTCCTTCAGAAAGTCCTGGACAGAAAAATTTAGCCTTAGAGATATTAGAATCCAAAGCGAGCTCAGGAAGGTATTTATTTTTAAAAAAGCGCGGTGAGAAAGAACGCTTTAGCCTAGGCCACCTTTTAAAGTCGGCAGATTTTGGCGGAAAAGGTAAAGGAAATAGAGGTGATATGGCTGAAGCAATCTTTGCTGCTGCTATCGTTGCTAGATTTATGCATAAAAATACACCGGTTCTACCTTCCCAGGTAATTGCTTTAATTAAAGAAATCGATAGAAATCCAAGTACCCGCACTCAGAGTAAGGTTTATGATTCACCAAATAAAAATCCAAAAATAATGGACAAAGTTACTTTTGAGTTGGGGTTGGCAAAATCAAATTTAGAAGCTTTGACTGATGACAGTGTTCTAAAGACATTGGGGAATATTGTAAATGCTGCTATAAAATATGCTAATTCCAGTATAGTAACATCTAAGTCTAAGCTGCTTTATACAAACAACCAATACAACGACATAAAAGTTATTGCCGATGGTGTTGGTAATCAGAAAGGAACAAAAGTTGATGTTCGGGTAAAAATTGATGATAAGCCAACTGACATTAATGTTTCGTTAAAAGCGGATGATGTAAAACAATTTGGTCAAATAGGTGGTGATTCGTTTGAAGTTCAAAAAGAATTGTGGGATAAACTACTGGGTTTAAATGTTGATGGCTATGAAAGAGAATATTATGACGAGAAAAAAGAAAAAAAGGGAGATGCTGTTGATAAAGCCGTGCGTGCTATTGGAAAGGTTTATTCTGGTGTAGCAAAAATGTTTAATGAGAACAAAGACAAAGAAGCACTATACAAAAAATTGGCTGATGGAATTAATTACTTTGCCACATTAGGAGAAGAAAACGTCACACTTGTTCAACTTGCTAAAGAAGAAGCTCAGGTTTACAAATTTGACAAACTTCAAAAGTCACTTAAAGATGTTAATTTAACTGCTAAATTTAATACTAGTAAAAAATATTCAGAAATAAATTTCCAAGACGAAAATGATTTAACTCTTATTACAATAAGAATTAAACTTGAAAACAAACAAAAATTTTATCTCCGAAACTATATTGAAAAAGGTAAACTTCTATCAAATCTGACCAGTTCCATAGCAAGATAAGATATGAAATTTAAATTGTTTATTTTAGAAGCAATTTCTGATAAAAAATGAACTTTACAGAATTTTTAACCGAGGGTAAAGAAGGCAAGAATGTTCACCTCGAGCATATTGAGGACCAAGTTCTCAATAGAGGCGTCAATGGCGCTCGAGAAGCAATTAATTTTCTACAATCACTTCGCAATATGCTTGCTG